TTGACGGCCCACCAATTAAGACAGCCACTTAGCGCAAGCCAAGTGGCTGTTTTTCTTTGCTTCGGGAAAAAGCTCGGGAAAATAACGCGGGGGGGGCTCGTGAAGAAGATCAGGGATCGATGGCGGGGCTTAGCGAGGGCGCGAAGGGCCGAGGCCCGAAGGACGCGAAGGGCGTATGTGCTGAGGGCGCGACGCGAAGAGCATGAGCGACCTAACTTCTCGATCGATGAGGGCATTACGATTGTGGCTCCGGTTCAGTTTGCTTTAGAGAATCGTAACCACGAGCTGGTTGTCCATTTTCTTCAGCAGCTACGCAAAGCAGCAATCTCTTGCCAACACTCAGGTCAAGCGCTGGTCATTGATTTCAGGCGAACAACCCTGATGGTGGCCGGCGCGACTCTTCTCTTTTTCTCCGAGCTACAGAGGTTGCGGTCGATCTATCCCAATCTTGGTCTCAGATGCATACCCCCAAAAGAACCGACGGTTGCGGAGGTATTGCAGCATCTGAAGATTTTTCACCTGCTGGGATATGAGAGCTCAGTTGTGCCTTCACGCCCGGATGTGATCTCCTGGCGCGTTGCGTCATCGTCCATGGTGGACGGCGTACAGGTTGGCTCACTCATCGAGACGTATAGGTCGCTTGGTAGTGAGCGTGCCAAACATCTGTTCCGCGGCGTTTCAGAAGCCATGGGCAATGCTGTCAACCATGCCTACATTGCTCCACGAGGCGACGGTCTGCCTCCTCCCCCTGCTGAAAAATGGTGGATGTTTTGCCGGCAGGACGAAGATGAGCTGGTTGTCGCAGTCTGCGATCTAGGGATAGGTATCCCCAAATCCTTGCCCATGCGTTACCCAGATGAGGCGTTTGTGCGGCTCCTGGACTTCGGGACCAGAGGCCGCGTCCGCTCTGACGCTTGGATGATCGAGGCGGCGATGCAAATTAAGAGGACTAGGACCGCTGCGCGCGGGCGCGGCAAGGGTCTCGGAGACACGCGACGGCTTGTTGACGAAGTTCCAGGCGGACGCTTGGTAATCTTGAGTAATCGTGGACAGCTCCTATATAGACGCGGCGCGTACGAGCGTAAGAATTATGAACGGTCGATTAAGGGGACAGTGGTCCTTTGGGTGGTTCCTTTAAATGGTGGCAGTCATGGTGAGTCCAATTGATATCTATGTGGGCAGGGACTTCAGCAGATTTCCTACTGGGCGCTACCGCAGCGATGGTGAGTCGAACGGTGAGAAGTTCAGAGAGGACCTGCTGCGGCCAAAACTGGCAGTGGACACAAGAGTTCGTGTTCATCTTGACGACGCCCTCGGCTATGGCTCGTCGTTCCTCGAAGAGTCTTTTGGCGGGCTAATTAGGTCGGGGTTTACAAAGCTGAAGCTGGATTCTCTTCTTGAGATCATCACTGAGGATGACTCTCTTCGGGAGGAAATTCAGTCCTACATGCGTGAAGCATCGGCTGACAGATGACGGCCATGGAAATTTTTTGGGGGTTAGTTCAGCAAGTTGTCACTTGGTTTCTCGTTGTCATGGGATGGCTTGTGCTCAGCGACCAAGCCGAGAGAAGGGAGGTCACCAAAAGCTATTTCGGCAGATTGCAGGAATTGCGGAAAGAACTCCGATCTCTTGAGGAGCTTAGTAGGGGCTTCCACGCAGAGGCGTACAGCGAAGTGAAAGCCCAGCAGGTAGCCCGAGCTGAACGCCGTTTGTCGTTGGAGCTAAACAACCTAAAAGCCAAGGAAATAGTTCCTTTCAGCTTGACGCAGGAGGTCATCCGGCTGCGTCAAGCACTGACCTCCCGAAACTTTGATAGCTCTTCCCATTCCGTCCAGCCTTGGTCGAGCGAAATCCAACTTGAGATTGCGTCTGCTGTCGATTCAGTCGATAGAGCGCTATTCAACGCCGCGCACAGGATCGCTACTGCGCCGGTAACTCTCCGTAGCTCAGTGACTCATGCGATTAAGAATCGTTTTTGAGCTCATTTGCTTCGTTGAGGTGGACGTTGTGGCGCCTTCACAAGAGGTATGTCGTGCGCATATCGATTGGTCATCTGCTGCGTAGCGTGTCCAGCCGCCTCTTGCTTGTCCGCGCGTGTGCCTGCTGTGTCGGTGATGCCGCGATGCTTCAATCCATGCAAGCTGAATCGCTGTTCGGCTGTGATGATGCCGTCCTTGATGGCCAGCGTGATCATCCGCTGCCAAGCACTGTCTAGCGCTGATTTACTCAAGGGAGTACCCGACTGATTCACTAGTAGTCGGCGGCGTTCTGGTTTTAGGTGCACGGGACGGCCATGCGCGTTCATTGCCCTTTGGCGATAGGCGGTCAGCCAAGCCCATGCTTGACGTAGGTCGTCATTCCAGGCGGTCACGGTGTCACGTGAGCCTTTGCGGCGGCTGCTCCGTATACCTTCAGCTTGTGCGTGCGCATCTGTCAGGTCTGTGACCTCAATGCCGCGCAGGCGCACGTTGTAGGCGAGCAACATCACGGCGTGGAGGTAGGGTGGCACGCTGCCTCGTGTATGCGCCTTGAGGCTTCCACGTGCGAGCGCGAAGGTCAGCACGGTGGAAAACACATCGGATTCGGGCATGTTGTGCTGGCCACGCTCCTTCGCCTGACGGACACCTTTTGCAGGGTTATGCTCGCAGAGGCCCATGCGTATGCCCCAGCCGAAGGTGCGACGCAGGTAGCGTAAGACATGATTGGCTTTGCTCGGGCGCGGTTCGATTGCCGGCTGCAGTTTGGTTGCTGGCCGACCTCCCGCTAGGGTCTCGACCAGGCGCTGCATTGCCGGCACGTTGATGCGCGCAATCTGCATCTTGCCAAGCAGTGAACCATCCTTGAGCACATACGCAGTCGCGGTCTGCGCGCACCAGTGGTAATCCCGCTGTGTGTCCCTAGACAGCTCTGCAAATTCCGTGGACTCCTCGAAGCGTTCAGCGAGGTAAGCCAATGTGCCCCGGACCTCATTGCCGGCGGCGGCTTCAGCAATGCTGTGGAGCTCAGAAAGCCGGATATCAGCATGGGCGACCGTCCGCTTTCGCGGACGGCCCCCTTCGGGATGAGCCTCTAAGAGATACCAGCGGTTGTCTCCCCAATAAATGCCCTTAGGAAGCGCTGCCTGGTCAATATGTGCCGGAATATCCGGGTTGAACTTCCGTTTTCTACCGCGTCCCATCAGATCAGCTCCATAGTGTTTGTCGTTTCTCCCTTAGCGGTATGCAGGCCAAGCGCGGCGTTTAGTGCGTCCACGGTTGTCCAAATACCGCCGCGACCGTCGTACTTGTAGCGAATGCCCTGATCGCGTGCCCAGCGCACTACAGTGGATGCACGGGGAGCAGGGCCGGCCGGCGAGCAGAGGCGACGCAGATCCTCGAACGTAATCACCGGACTGCTCACGCGCCTTGTCCCCCGATCCACTCCCGCCTGTGCCGCCATTGCTCCCGCATTTCCTCCACGAGCATGTCAGCCGCGGCGTAGCCGCGCTGGGCGGCGATGCGGAGCCGTAGCTCTCGCACCTTGGCTGCATCCACGTAGCCCTGCCGTAGCCAGTGGCGCGCCTCGCATACCCTGCGAAACCCTTCCATATTCGCGCCCTCGATCATCGCTGGCGTGTGCCAGTGAAGCGCAGGCCGAGCTGCACGACGTTTGGGGCGCAGTGACGTGGCTGGCGTGGTGCGCGGATCCGATGCGCTCGGCGCCATTCGATCATGGCCAGCTCGTAGCTGAGATGCTTCTGCGTGCGCCCACACACGCACTCGATGAAGTGCCCGCCGCCCGCCTCGGGGCGGCGGGCATCGAGCATATGGCGAGCCAGGTGGCCGTTCTTGCAGGGCGGCAAAGGACTATCGTGGTCGACCTGACGTTGCGTCACGGTACCTCCAGGCGCAGCACGCGCTCGGCGTCCCGGAGATGCTGCACGGTGTCGGAGTCGATCCGGTCGAGCGCCTGGGCAATGGTGTAGTCCATCTCGGCCAGCCAATCGGCCCGATTCAGCACCAGAGCGGCGGTCAGCGCCTCTCCGGTGGACAAGGTGCCAGGCTCTCCCACACGCGCGGCAGCGCGGGCAATTTCGATCGTGCGCTCCAAGTTCATGGCTGCGTCCTCCATGCAGCGCCGAGCTGGGCGCGTGCTTCTGCGACACGCATGAGACGCAAGTCCCAGCGTACCGACCACGTGTGCGCCTGCTGTTCGTTGCAGGTCAGGATCAGCTGCCCGAAAGGTTCCAGCCGATCAGCTCGGAACGTGAACAACAAATCGTCCAGTTCGATGACCTCCTGCAGGCCGAGTTGCTGACACAGCACCTCGGCGTTGAGCGATTTGCAGCTGCCCTGCGGGCCGAGAAGGATGACGGACTCAGCCATGAGCAGCCTCCCGCCGCACAGCCATGCGGGTGCGGCGACGCAGGCGCTGCGGCACCTGTCCAACAGCCAGGCCGGTCTGCGTGAGGCGTGGACGGCGCGTGGCCCACAGCTTGTAGACCAGCGCGCCGCCGGCGGCCGGCGCCAGGATCATCGCCAAAGCGAGCAACTCAACCATGCGCCACCTCCTGCGCGGCCTGGGCCACAGCAGCGGCGGCAGCGGAAGTCGGTCGGCGCGGCAGCATGTTGGCCAGGTCGAAGGGGAAGTCCAGGCCGTCCATGAACTCGGCCAACTCTGTGCTGATCCGGTCTTCCGCCGTTGTCCACAAGCGGGGGCCGTCGATGAGTTTCCAGCCAGTGCCTGTGCCGCGACGCCGCTCCCAGGACTGACGCTCCTGGCGCAGTGGTCCCATGTCCAGGGTGGCAGTGACTACAACCGCACCATGCGTGACGTGCATGGTGATGGTCGCCGAGCAGTCACCCATGCCGCGATCGTAGGCGACGACGGCCGGCGTGCTAGCCTCCGCGCCAGGTCCGGTGCTCAAAACCAACGGACGTGCTGCCGTGGCTGGACGTGTTCCAGTGTGCTGTTGCATATCGACTCTCCTGAGTTGCGTTGGTGGAGGGCCTTGGGGCGGTGTGACAGCACCGCCCGCCGGCCCGCTGGTGCGGGGTTAGATCAGGTCGGCGCCGGATGGCGGGATGCTGGGGTCAGGCTCACGCAGGCGCTGCGCGCCATTGAGGACATCGAGCAGTTCATGGCGGATGTACTCGGCCACTGCCGCTGGTCCGTCGTGATTGATGCCTGCTTCGATCGCGATATCGTTGGTCAGCGCAGCTAGCAATGCGGACGCGTGGTACGCGCGCCAGAGGCGGTATTGCTCTTCTTCGCTGATCGAGTAATCAGCGTCTTCCGGCAGCTTTGCGTATGGGTGAGGGGCGTCCATCAAGCCACCTCCAACGCGGGCATCCGCTCGATCACCCATTCCTGCAGCGCGGCGGCATCTGCTTCTGGCATGACCACGTGCAACGAGCCGATGACCAAGCCAGTGCCGTCGTCAACAGGAAATAACTCGGATGGCGATTCGATCGCGCTGCAGGCGAACATGACTGGCGCGCGATCATGCAAGCCGTCGGCATACAGCTCGGCCAGCACGTCGGTCGCCCGGATCTGCAGGAGCAGGTAGACGCCGGAAGCGATGCGCAGCGCCTTTTGCAGGTCGCGGCGGCTCACTGGCGCACCTCGGCCAGGTCGGCATTGATGTTGGAAATGGCGGCCTCGACATCGGCCAGTGTCAGCGCCTCAGGCGCTTTACCCATGGCCTGCAGCTTCACCTGCAGGGCGAGCCAAGCGGTGTGGTTCCAGTCGAGGGTGTCGGCGATCAGGCCGAAGTAATGGGCGATCTGACGCGCGGCATTAGCCGGCGCTTCTTGGGCGTCGTAAGACATGCGGGCTCCTAAGTCATTGGAGTCCGGCACTTCGCTGCTAAACGAGGTGGCGGACGGTGCGCGGTTAGCAGACCGGTAGGAGTCACCGGCAGGCCCGAAGGCCTCCGCACACCGCCCGCCATAGAACTGGCTGGCACGTACCCACGTCGACGCAGCGGGCGTAAAAAAAGCGCCGTGCATCGATCGATGGGCGCTGGTGCGCCTCCTAGTCGGGCTGCTAAACCCGGTCGCCGATTGTGCGGCGACGCGGTAATAGTTGCTCCGCTCCCGGTCGGAAGTCAACGAAAATTTCTCAAAATTTCCCACATGTGCGAGCGCGCTCATTTGGCAAACACCCAGCACTTCACGGTGGTGCCGACGCCGGTCAGATCGTCCTTGAGGACGGCGCTGTTGACGGCTACGTTCGCGCCGATGAACTTGTGCCGGCGCGAGTCCCCGAGCAGCGCACGCAGCACCTTGAGGTCGGGCACGGCCTGGCTGAACTGCGCGGCCCGTGCAGCGAAGTGGTTGAGGTTGATCGCAATCCTCTGCGCGTCACGGCTGTGGTTGACGACGGCTTTGCCGTGACCGGTGGCTTCGAGGTATTCGTAGGCCTCCCAGAATTCATTGACCATCCCGTGGTCGGCGCTGATCGCCTTCTGCCGTTCCAGTGCCATGTCCAACAATGCGAGCCGGGTCTGCTCGACCATGTCGTCAGGTAGCGCAACAACCAGGCGCAAACAGTCAAACAGGGCCAGCATCTGCGCATGGTTCTTGATGACGCGTTCTAGGCGCAGATCCTGTTGAGCGCGAAGCTTGGCCTCGAAGACCTTCACGCGCTCGGCGAACAGATCGAGGATGGCGCGTTCCTGGCGAACGGCACGCACGAGAAAGTGGCTGACTTCTTCGACCTGCAACGCGTTGAGATTGTCGGCCGCGATGCGGCTTTCGGTGGTGACTTGCGGTCGCTTGAAGTGCAACTTCACGATACGCGTGAGGATCGCCTCGCTGGCGTCCACTGCGGCGTTCTGGGTGATCACGATCGTGCCGCGAAACGGTGGCTCGTAGGTCTCGTTGCCGCCATTGCGCACGCCACGGGTTGCCAGGGTGCCGCCGCCGAAGAAGTCTTTCAGCTCGTCCCACTCGAACGTCTTGGAGTGCGCTTTGTCTGGCTCGCTGCGATCGGCCTCCAGCAGGACGACGGGCATGCCTGACACCTGACCCATGGCGCGCGCGCGGCCGGCCTTGGACGACTTGGCCGGGTCGAAGCCCTCGTAGTCCGAGCGGCCCAGCAGCTTCCACAGGAACGTCAGCAGCGTGGTCTTGCCGGCGCCGGCCTCACCGGTGGCTTCAAGAAACGGGAAGCTCTTGTGGTCCGCGCGGATCTGCTCGGCGAACAACGAGCCAAACCAGAACGTCATCGCGACCATGCCGTGCGTGCCGAAGCACTGCCACAGCCACGGTAGCCAATCCACGCGGAACGCCTCCGCATCGCGTTGGATCTCCAGTCGGATGGACTTCTGCGTGGTCTTCAGGCGCAGCTTGTCGAACTCGAAGTAGTCCTCCTCGTTGGCCGTTACCAGCTCGCCGTCGCGCACGGCCATGTCGCCGAGCAGGTAGGCGCGGTGTTCCTTGCTGTAGCCCACGAAGTCGATGGCGTCCACCGTCTTGATCGCCTCGGTCTGCTCTTCGATCAAGCGGTCCAACTGGTGGCCGGTACCGGTGAACATGGCGCCGGCGGCCAGGGAGATCAGGCGCTTCTTAAACTCGGACGCGCTGGCGACATGACCACCGGTAAAGGCGCCTTTTACGCTGGGACCGTCGTGCGGAAAATCGACGCGGAAGTAGTACCAGCTTTCGTCGGTGACCTCTTGGCGCTGGAAATACAGTGCCTCCGGGTAGCAATTGGCGATCTTCTGCACGGAACAGGCGGCGCGCTTGATCTTCCTCAGATCCTCGGCCGCAACCTCGTCGCCGTCGTCGGCATCGATGTCGCCCATCTTCTCCTTGCGCAGCTTGTCAAAGCGCTGCGTGTCGAAATCGAACCAGTACAGGCGGGAGCGGTATTCCAGCCAGAAGTCGTTGCGGCCGTCGTGCTCGAACATCAACAAGCCTTTGTCTACCGCCGAGCGGGCCACGAGCAGGTCGCCCTGGTAGCGGGCTTCCTTGACGTCGTTGTCCCACTGCTTGGGATCGTCGGACGCGATCGCGCGCAGGTGCAGGTCGTTCCAGTCAGTCTTCTTGCCGTCGCGCTGCACGATCTGCGCCGCCCGCGAGTCGAAGCCCAGCGCCGCTGCGCGCTTGATGTGCTTGTGCGTGTACGCACGGGCACCTGGCTCGTTGTCCAGTGCCCACACGAGCGTCGGAAGATCGGCCATGCGTGCCTTTGCCAGCTCGCGTAGCGATTCTTCTGGAAAGGCGTTGGAGGACATGGCCGACACTGCGCACATGCCGTGCTGCAGGAGCGCGATCGCATCAAAGATGCCCTCAACGATCCACACCTCACGCGCGGTCTGCATGGCTGTCAGCGCAGCAGGCGCCGCCCACCACACGCCCGCATAGCTCTGACCTGGCGCAAAGCGCGCCTTCTGCTTGCCGAAGCGGTGCGGTCGATCGATCAGACGTTCCCACCAACCACCTTTGACCAACGGGAACCGCACGGTCGCAGTGCCGGCGCTGATCTTGCGATCGTAGTGGCTGTCCTGGCTGTAGAGGCCTTTCAGCGGCGCCAGGTCAAAGCCACGCGAGAACTGCAGGTATGCATCTGCCGCAGCATTAGGGGCAGCAGCCGTTGGTTGGAAGCGCTTGGACCAGTCGTCGAACAGGTCGTCGTACAGATCCTTGACGTGCAGCTCGCGCCCGCACTTGGATTGGCGGCCGCACTTCACCACCCATGGCTTGAGATGGTGGGTGTAAAGCTCTTTCTTGCTGCAGGACGGACACTTGCCGCCGCGCATGTACTCGGTACCACTACGGTGCTTGAGTCCGTAATCCCGTTCCAGCCGGGACAGCACCTGTTGCCGCAGATCCTCTTGCATCGAACTTCCTTAGACGCCGAGCGAGCGCCGAGGCGCGAGCGGAGCTGTGGCGTTGTCGATCACGACGTAAGCGCCGCCGGCACGGCGGTGCGCGTCAACGGCAGCAGCGAGCAGTCGTGCTTCTTCGTGCTTGGCGTGCGGCGCTATGCGCTGCGGGACATTGCTGGCCGCATCAACGAATCGCGGCTCTTGTGCGGTGAACCAGCTATTGGCGTGTCTCACGAACCGACCTCGGTGCTTACCCTTTGGAGATGGAACAAAGCCGCCGCGGCGTCGGTCAGCGCGACAAGGCGCTCATCGGAGGCGTCAGAGGTGGCAAGGCCTTCGCGCATAAGCGCGGCAACCGGAACTGCGCCGAAGCGCTGATCTGTGTCCGGCGCGGCAGTGCGGCCGATGTAGCCGTGCTCGGTCTTCACCAAGCCGTTGTGGATGAGCGCAACTTCCAGGCAAAGCTTCGCCGTGGGCGGCAATGCCGCCCAATCAATGGTCTTTCGCATTAGGGATGCCTCAGTGGTGAGGGAAGAACTGCTCGCCGCCTACGGGGAGCAGATCCAGCTGACGGTCGCCGAGCGACTCGCGGTACGCCTGTAGCGCCTGGGCGCGTTGGAGCGCCGGTGTTGGTGGAAGCTCGCTGTGAGCGGTGGGCACGCCGCTGGGGCTGGCAATCCCAGTCAACTCCGAATGGCCTGTGTACGTCGCGCCGCACATCGGGTTCTCGCATACGTAGGAGTCATGCCGAAGGAATTTATGTGCGAGGACGCTGGTGCGTTTGATGAGCCTCGCGCTACACGCTTCGCAGCGAAAAACGATCTTCTTCCGACCGAACATGCTCACCCCCTTGAGCTCTTGGCGGTTGGGATTTCTGTGGCACTATTGGGTGGTGCCTTGAGGCCCAGGGCGATTGCCGCCTTGTGGGACTCGCCGTATTTGCCTTGAGAACGGCCACGGAGCAGGTCATGCACGATCGACCGATCCACGCCGTTCTGCCTAGCGAATGCCGAGACCGTTATGCCATTTGCCTCGAGCCACTGTCGCGCCTGTTCCGGGCTGCGGGGCGTGAACTGCTGCATTTGACTCTTACGGGGCATGTGGCGGTTCCGTCTGCTTTTGGGAATTTTGTGGACTTAACTCAACATTGTCAAGTAAGGGAATGCCTGTATGACCGTAGGGAAACGCCTGAAGGAAGAGCGCAAGCGGCTTGGCCTAACGCAGGACGAGATGGCCGTACAACTCGGCCTCACGCGCTACGCGCAACTGAACTTCGAGAAAGACATCAACCTGCCCGGCGGAGCGTATCTACTTGCCGCGCTAGACCGTGGCGTTGATGTCATGTACGTACTGTCTGGACATCGGGCGCAGTTGGATCCCGCCGACAGGCTTCTGCTATCTGCATTTAAAGATGCACCCGCAGCTGCTCGCAACGCTGTGCTTGTTGCGCTGGGCTTGGTAAGCGATGCCTCGTCTGCCAAGGAAGGGTCCGGCCAGGTCCTGTCGTTCAACAACAACGAAATCGGTTCGGTGGTTTCTACCACAGCATCGATCGATCAAAGCAAGATGCAGATTGTTGTTGGTGGACGCAAAAAAAAGAGCAAGTGATCAGCATCGCGATTGGGCAGCTGCTCGTGAGAAATTTGCCGTTATCGGCTATACCTGCCTGAACTGTAGAGCTTGCTGTACAGCAAAAAGAAAAAGCCGCCAGCTTGTGACTGGCGGCTTCTTTTTTAGGTGTCGGCGCGTAGCTCCATGCGATCGAATTGCCGTCGTCCTGACAGCGCGAGATGACCAGACATCCAGGTCAAGGATGACGCAATTTCTAAGTTTGGTATGTAGGAAAAGTCCTCGTCACCGTGACGGCGTCGAGCCAGGCTGACTTAGGAGGCTGTTATCCCGATAGACCCATTTGGCATTTCGGGAGATGCCGTCTTTGACTTAGGCGGTACACAACTATAGGTGTGGTTAACAGGAGCTGTTTTCACTCCATCGGCGTCCTCAAGCCAGCGCTTATATACGAACGTTCCGGCAGTGGTTTTACCAGAGCAGCTGATTTGGAAAGTAAGTGGAGAGCTGACTACAGTCGCAGTGCGTGTGCCTCCGGAGCAACTCCAGCCGCTTTGGCAACTAACAACTTCAAAATACATTTTAACAGGGAATGCCGGGTTGCCTGAGTAGTTGATTTTGTAGTCAAAGGGCGTACCAATTGGCCCCGAGATAGTTGGAATTGAATCAATCTTGAAGGGAATGCATTCCTCCCCCTCTTTATACAGCTTGAGACCTTTCGCCATTCCCTTACTGGCCAATGCCCTAAACTTCGTGTTTTGCAAGGCTATGGCATCTGCTGCATTGGTGTGGAATCCGACCTCAATGATGGTAGACGGGAACTCGGCTACTCGATTCTCTCCCTTGTCCTCTGCGCGCGGGGCAGTATCAACGTCCCATTGAGCGTACGCAGTGTCAGAATTGATGATCTCTTTCAT